CGAGCGAGTCTGTCCATTGCGGTTTCTTTTTGTAACGTCTGAATCATTATATAGTTTTTTAAAGTTTTCACCACCTTTATCTAATGAGTTACTTGTTGAACCCATCATACATTTACCAATAACTCTAGANCCTAATCTTAACGTGGTTTTCGTAACNCTCCAGTTGTTGAGGATATTGTCNGGCCTTTCCCACTTTCCTGCTTCATCGTGGACAAGGAGGGATAATTTCTCCCCGTCATACGAGTTATCTCCGGTATTTTTCCAGTCGATTGTGGTGTCCAAACCCTCGAGCTCCTCGGTCCTTTCGTTCGCGAGTATCTTACGTCTGGTAAATTTACTTGCGGGTACACGATATGCCAACTCGGTTTTGGGTCTATCCATACCGTCTTGTATTGGTTTAAAAAAGAATGGGTAGTTAACCGATATTGGTACCACTTTATCTGTGAACATCTTTTTAGCATCAGCACCGGACTTTGATAATATACCGTACCTAGAGTCAGAGGATATTGTTGCCAAATTGACTGCCTCGCTGGATGCCATAAATGAAAATCCAGAACGTCTATTTTTGAGGTAACACATTCCGTAGGATCTATCGTCAGCTTTGCAAGCTTCCCAGAAAATGAAGAAAAGTCTGTTTGCTTCCCTAAATTCTGGCTTGCCAACGTCAATTTTAGTCCACTGCAAGTACATGTAGTGAGTGCCAGTAATATAAGTGTCAACACCTTTATTGCGGAACCAATAACCTTGTTCTCTTTTAGTAAACTCATCTTCAATATATTCGTGCCATTTATTTTTAAAATCTTGCGGCAACTCTTTCCAGTCAAATATAGTTTTTACTTTTTGAAGCTCTTTTGGATAATCTTTTGCAATCCACTTATTATGCTTTTTACATANGCTTTCGGGTTTAGGTAAAGCAATACGTAAATTTTGGATTTCATATATTTCGCCAATTTGACCAGTTTTTGATATAACGATAATATCTTGTTCTTTATTATATCCATATTCCCACTTTTTAGATTTATTTAATCTTTTAATTGTATTTATTTTTATAGGCTCTATAACCTTATATAAAGTTTGCTTATACATTATTTAGATCTTTTTTCAGCAAAACCTTTAAAAACATTTTCTTTTTGNTCTAATGGTTTATTTTCTAATAATGCTTTTTCTTCTTCAATACGATTTAATATTTCAAAAGCATCAAATATAGCTAGNTTTTTTGTAGCNGCTGCATTTTTTAATCTATCTGCTGATATATCATCTTCAGTTTCAACTATAGGTTCTTTAGCAACTTTGATAAGTTCNTTAACTGCATCATGCCCAGCTTGGATTATATTCTTCTTCGTTTCCTTGACGTTCATATTTAATAGATATTGAATTAGTTGGTACTCTATATAATCTTTCGCCATCAACAATAAATTCATATTCGCTATCAGGCGTAAAACCTACTAAATCTTCTTTATTAATATTATCAAGTTGCTTATCAACATATTTTATAATACCTCTTAACGGTATTTCTTTTTCATTTAATAATATATNATTAGATTTTATAGGTTTAANAAAACAATAACCTTTTGGNGCNTGCCATTTATTATTTCTTTTATATAAAAATATTTGATCTAGCGTTACAAAATATTTATTATCTTTATAATAGCTTTTACTATTTTGTTCATTGCCCCTAATATCATACCATCTCCTAAATACATTATGATGAACAATAACTTCATCTCCNTTTTGTATTTCTCCATGCTCTAATATAGGNTTAGATAAAACTANACCATTACGGCTTATATACCTATGATCAGATATTTCAGAATTAATTAATAATTCTTTATCACCAATTTGTTTTGTATTATTATATCTTTTATTNTTAGGTTTAATTATAAAATTATATATACTTTGCATTAATATTCTAAATTATATTCAACAGCTATAGCCATATTTTTATTAAAATCTTTCCAAGGTAATACTTCACTATTTTTTTTAATAAATATTGAAAATTTATCTTCAGACTCTATAATACTATGTATTATATGATTTCCATAAACTTCTTGGCCTACAGCATAGTGCATTGCATCATTTTTATAATCTCTTCCTATACTTATTTTTCTTACTAGAGACGACATGATTATTCTATATTTGATTCAAATTTTCCAGTTTGCATATTAATTTTTACATTTCCATACTTTTCTTTCATACCGTCTTGAAAATTAGCTAAATCTTGTTGAACTAATCTAACGCTACTTATTACACTGGCTTTTTGTATTTCTAAGCTACCTATTTGTGCTGATCCATTATTTAACTTTTGAATTATAGTTTGTAAAGTTTCTAATTCTTCTTTAGTTAATTCAGTTGCTACTTTAGCTTTAGGAGCTGATTTTTTATAAGTTTTTCCCATGATATTTAATTTAATTTATTATTTTGGTGGTTGTTCTACAAACCAACCTTTATATTGTTCTCTTTTCCACATTATATATTTAAAGTACTTGTCAACTTTTTCTTTCCAGTTTTTATCAAGCTCAGGGTTTATAATACCTGATTTATAATTTGAAAAAGATTTATTTATAAAGTCTTTTGCATTTTTTTGATGATAAAATAAATAATTATTTATAGTATAAAAAGACCCTCTTTGTATATTATTCCATACATCTATAGGTGAAGTATCTTTACCTAAAACAATAGAATATATACAGCTTTCACTTATATGTGTTGTGTATACACCTTTAGCTTTTTGCATGTAATAATACATGTTTATATCTCTTGGTAATACATTATGTTCACCAAAAAAATCTTTTAATTCACCAATAATTTGATGTGTTGTTATTGGGTGAGGCTTAAAATATACATTATCACCGTGTAAGTGCGCAATATGTTTTAATCTATTTAAACATACGTTTTCTCTTACTTTATTAGAACCTGGTAAAACTACCAAATAATCTTTAGGTTTATAAGTATTTATAGAACTTTCGTCCCTATCCTCATATTTATTAGATTTATTATCTACAACTCTTTTTACAAACCATGAAGCGTAATCATTTATTTTTTGCTTACTTGTATCATGCCATGCATCACTTAATTGAGTATTTCTCATTAAAAAGTTTAATGGTTGTAAATAAAAACATCCAGCATATTCTGTATATGCCATTGTTTTAAAATAAGGCATCTCATCCGCTAAAACATCATAGCTAGCTTTTAGCCCTACCTCGCTACATTTTCTAAGCACATAACCTTCAACATCTTCAAGATTATATAGCTTTCTATCTTTTTTTAAGTGCCCAATTCTTTTATCGAGCTCTCTTTTGTTAAACATTTCCATAAAATTTGATTTAATTTGACATATTATATTAATTACATGCTTTTATATAATACTAACTTCTTGGNTGTACCACGGAATCACCTGGTTGTGAAGCTCTAGTAGATGGATTATACCAAGTTGTTAATGTATTAAAGCCTGTATTAAACGTTGTAGTATACACAGTAGTCGTTGCAAATGTTGTTGTGGTTGTTGTACTTGTGTTAAATGTTGTTGTTGTTGACGTACTTGTATTAAACGTTGTTGTGGTATTTGTACTTCTAGTCGTATTAAACGTTGTTACAGTACTTGTGCTAGTATTAAACGTTGTTGTTGTTGATTTTGAAGTATTGAATGTGGTTGTCGTGCTTCTTGTTGTACTAAACACAGTTGTTGTACTTAAGCTTGTTTGCGTAGCAGTACTAGTGTTAAAAACAGTTGTTGTACTTTTGCTTGTTGCAAATGTAGTNGTAGTACTTCTAGTAGTTGCAAAAGTTGTAGTCGTAGACCTGGTAGTTACTGTACTGGTATTAAATGTAGTTACAGTAGCTGTAGATGTATTAAAAGTTGTAGTTGTACTTCTAGTAGTCGATACAGTTGTGTTAGTTGANCTAGACGTATTAAATGTAGTCGTAGTTGACTTAGATGTAATAGTACTGGTATTAAATGCTGTTACTGTTGTAGTAGAAGTATTAAACGTTGTAGTTGTTGATTTACTTGTGCTAAACGTTGTTGTCGTACTTTTTGTTGTTGCTGTAGTTGTGTTAAATACAGTTATTGTAGCCGTACTGGTATTAAATGTTGTTGTAGTACTTTGAGTAGTATTAAACGTAGTGGTCGTACTTTTTGTTGTTATAGTCGACGTGTTAAATACTGTAGTTGTAGTTGTACTAGTATTAAACGTTGTAGTTCTACTGGTAGCAAATGTAGTTGTAAAAGTTGTTACTGTAGNTGTACTTGTATTAAATGCGGTGGTAGTATTTCTGCTTTCAACAGTATTAGTTGTGGTGTTAAAACTAGTATTAAAACTAGTAACATATGTTGTGGTTGTTGCTGTTGTTGTGTTAAACGACGTATTAAAGCTACTAGTGTAAGTGGTAACAGTATTAGTTGTTGTATTAAACGCTGTATTAAACGACGTAGTATATGCTGTAGTAGTAGCAGTTGTTGTATTAAAGNTGGTATTAAAAGAAGTAANAAACGANGTCGTTGTAGCAGTCGTGGTATTAAAGCTAGTAACAAAAGAAGTCGTATACGCTGTGGTNGTCTGCGTTGTTGTATTAAATGACGTATTAGTATTAGTTACAACACTAGTTTGTTCACTTGTATTAGTATTAGCTACAAACGCAGTTGATGTNCCTGTAAATTTGCTAGTTTGTTCACTTGTATTAGTGTTAGCTTGAAATACAGTTGAAGTATTAGTTAACTGAGAAGTTTGCTCTGCTGTATTAGTATTAGCTTGAAACGCAGTTGTTGTATTAGTTTGCGTAGAAGTATTTTCTAACGTGTTAGTTGCAACAGTAGTATTGGTAAATGTCTGATATACAGTTACAGTACTAGTCTGGTACGTTGTATCAGTACTAGTAGTTGTAAGTGTAGTCGTNTTTATCGCTGTTGCTGTTTGTGGCATTTTAATTCAATGTTTTATTAGCTATAGGTATTACTATTTTACCATTAGCATTTAAATGATCTTTATAAGTATTCCATAAAGTTGTTTCGTGGCTTTCTGTAATATATTGTGGATCACACCAAAGATCACATATTATTATATCATATTTTTTATCAGGCTCATAAGCGTATGGGTGTGATTTTATAACATTTATATTTGAATCTAACCATGTTACCGTATCTATTAGTTCTTGATCTGAATCTATTACATCTAATACATAAGGAGATTTATTATCCATAATATATTGCGGCAATACTCCTAAATATAAACCCATTACAAGCACAGTTGAAGTATTCCAGTTAAATTTACTATATATTGAAGGTAAATCTTCGTATTGACCATCGTTACATGGATCACAGTCTCCTGCAAAAACTTCACCCTCGTGTTTAAAATTTTTACGAATATCATAAGAAGGATTAGCCTTATTTATCCATTTAGAATATACAACAGCTTGTCCTTCTGGGTTATGTCCATTTATTTTTTCAATTACAAAATTAACCCCTTCTTTTTCTTCTATTAAACTTTCATCAAACATAATTATATTTTTTTAAATTCTACGTCAATTTCTTTGATGCCATAGTTAACCCATTTATAACCATTTGCCATTTCAGTAACAGCTCCTTTTATATGCTCTACCTCGTCAGCCATTACTCCTTGGTATACGCCTTTACCATATTTTTCATCTACATACTCAAATAAATAAATATTTATACCGTTATTTGATTTACCATATTGTCTAATATTTTTCTTAAGCCTTCTATCAGAGAATCCNCCTGGACACGATTGTACCGCTTGAACCTGACCTGATGTACCTACAATTCTGAATCTAGTATCTGGTGCAAACCCAGATGCAGTTGTTGCTCCATACCAACCAGCCGCCAGCGGGAATGTTGTATTGTTTTGAGCATATACATTTGAATTAACAGCCGGAACACCACCTGATACACTTGTTCCATAATAAGTATTTGCAATAAATTCAAAACATACGAAACTTTGACTTGAACTACTTGTAGATGCAAATGATGTTAATGAAGCTGTAGTGTTTGTATTGGTTGTTCCTGTAGTATTTGTACTTGTATTTGTAAGTGTGGCTGTGGTTGTATTTCTTAATATAGTATTTCTATTTGTATTAAATCCACCAACTGTTCCTCCTTCGCCTTCAAAGTATGTACCTAAATTACCAGTTTGTCTAGTAGTGTTTGTATTTGTATTAGCTAAGAACGCTGTTTGAGTTGTAGTTTGTTGTGATGTGTTTTCAGACGTATTAGTATTTGCCGTAAATACAGTAGTTGTACCAGTTATTGATGATGTTGATTCAGATGTATTTGTATTAGCTGCGAATAATGTTATCGTATTAGTTTGCGTAGATGTGTTTTCAGCTGTATTTGTATTGGCTGCAAACACTGTNCTTGTAGTAGTATTTCTACTAGTTCCTGAAGTTTCATCTGTACCTTTAGAAGTACCTCTAGACGTGCCTCTACTAGTTCCTGAAGTTTCATCGGTTGATCTACTTGTACCTCTGTCAGTTCCTCTTGATGTACCTGAAGTTTCATTAGTTGACTTGCTAGTTCCTCTACTAGTTCCTCTACTTGTACCTGAAGTTTCATCTGTACTTCTACTTGTTACTATACTAGTTCCTCTGCTTGTACTTGAAGTTTCATTCGTGCTTCTTGAAGTTGTTCTACTTGTGCCTCTACTTGTTGCATATACAGTAGCAGTTGTATATACTGTAGTAGTACTTCTTGAAGTTCCAAACGTAGTTGTTGTGCTTCTAGTAGTTGATCTAGTTGTATTAAATGTAGTTGTTGTACTAGTATTATAT